AGGACCAGAGGGACTTGAACCCTCACGACCTAACGGTCAACAGATTTTAAGTCTGCAATGTCTACCAATTCCATCATAGTCCCAAGTTTAAAAATAATTAAAGTTTATTCCACATCTAATTTTTTGATCGGTGCATGTAGAACCAGTGTGTTTAATGTTACCATCAAATAATACCATACGATTAGCAATACTATCAACTACAGTGCCATCTTCAAACTTAGTATATCCATTATTTGTATTTACGTAGTAAATAGCAACTTTTGTATTATATTCGTTATCTAAATGGTAACCATATTCAGCAATTTTGTCTGCTCGTGGTAGAAGAAATCCCTTAATTCTAAAAATAGTAATTGGTGCGATTTTCTTAATAATAGGAATAATGTTTACACCATAATTACTATGAAATGCATAATCTCTATAAAAACTGTGCCCAAATTGATAGTTATACTTTTCTTCTATAATTAAGTGCGTGGGCGGTAATTTAGAGTTTGCAAAATACCAAGGAAAGTCGGCAGAAAGCATTAAATTGTAAATCTGCCGAAATTCTTTATCTGGAAGAAAATTATCAATTATTTGCATAACTCAAGTTTCTTCTTGAACATTTTAGCACGTTTTTTGGCAGAACGCAACGCCTGTGGTTTTAGGTGACGTTTTTGCTCTTTGTTAGAGTGGTGCTGCCAGTTTGGAGTGGTCATTGGATCATTCCGTTTTCCTTCATGTATTGTAGTGTATCCTTTATTGATCCAAGATGCAAGGACCCGAGTGCCACTTGTGGAAATGTCGCCTCAGACCCAAATTCAGCACGAAACTGTCTATCACTAAAATCTACTCCAAGTAGATACTCATGATATTCGCCGCCAAGTGCTTTGAGCAGCATACCCATGCGCTCACATTCTTGACTACCATTAGAATAAATTACTGCTGTATTCATGGAAAATATGGAGTATTTTGCTTATGTTGCAGTCCTCTATTATAACCCATTAGATAGACTTTTTTGACAATCTCATCAATATCTCTTTGGATTTCAAGTAGAGCAGAATCGATTTCAATTTGTTCATCTAATGTGATGTGTTCTTTGTCAGTCACGTTGTCTCCAGTCTTCAGGTTTGTCTTGTTTGAACCATTCTACCACATCATCAGCACTTGTAAACCCCTTTCTATGATTAGATGGGTCGGGGTCGCCTAATCCCATCTTATTCATAAAATCATCTAAACTTCCCTTTTCGATACCATTTGCTTCACGTCTTGCTTTGTTCAACCAATCTCTTGCTGTAGTATATGATTTAGCAATTTTCTCTGCCCAAATCATATCTTCGAGTTTGACTTCTTCATTATTAGCAATTCTTTTGCAAATAAACTCTAATCTAAGGCGATACTGCGTAGATAGCATAGAATGTCCCGTCACCACTTAAGTATTTAGAGGCTCAATAACCCTTTAACCCTTGACAGAGTTATTCTACTGAGTTTCTCAGGATCTGTCAAGCTCAACTTTTTTGACGATTTTTTGGCGGAGAAAATTTTTCGACTTTTATGTAATCAGTTTAGGAAAATCGATTTACCATTCATCTTGAGAGCACCTTTCGCTTTGATGTCAAGTGTGGTAGAATCGAAGGCACTCTTACCTACAAACCTTGCATTAAAGTATGATGCACCTTTAATATCGAGAGATCCTTTCTGTGATGCTCCAATATCAATTTTATATGCAGGATCTTGCTGACCCTTGGCAGACGTGGATCTACCTAAGACCTTTGTCTCTTTAGTTCCACCTACAGACTCATAGCTCTTTCCTTTAACATCTGTTGCAATACCACCTCTTGATGCTTTGAACAAAAGGTGTCCAGTCTCAGACTCAACTGTATAATCTCCTCTCGTCTTTAAACTATATTTTCCTTGCACAACATGATTAATGTCGCCCCTAGTATTAATAGATGCCGAAGCTCCTACTTTATCTTTCTGATTGACCTCAAATTCACCAGTTCCTTCGACATAGAATCCACCGCTTGTAGTAAATCTTGTGAATGATGAGTCTACATTAACATCAGTTGCTATTGCAGTAATTTTACCTTGACCTTCACCAGACTCAAGGTTGATATTTTCTCCTGCTCTTAAGATCAAGTTGTTAATAGCATTAATAGTAATGTTGTCACCTTTGAGTCCTACATCACCGCCCTGCGATTCAATAGCAACGTCACCTTCAACGTAAATTGAATATGCTGGAGTAGATTTTACATCTCCTGTAGCAGCACTGCCCTCTTTTTCAGATTCTTCATCGTTACCTTTGACATGTAGATTATATGAACCAGTAGACTCGTGGTGATTATTTGAGTGGATAACTACTTTACCACCACATCCCGATTGTCCTGGTTTGCCAGTTGCAAGAACAATGTTTCCATTAATATCAAAATGGAACATTGACTGACCATTTGATAAAATAAATCCCGTAGATCCATCACTGTTAGTGTATGAACCCATTGTCCATCCATGTTTTGTTGCAATGACATGAAAGTCATCATTACAAAACTGACCTTCTTCTAAATCTGCAGCACCTTCTGGTCTTGCAGCACCCTTATCCTGTAGTTTTTTCTGATTCGCACTTGGTTGGTGCGTAGTAGCATTTTTTATTGACATTATGGGCAATCCACGTAGGAACCTGTTCCAATCTTAGCGTAACCCTTACGCTCAAGTTCATTACTATCTAGGCATACCATATTTGGTAGGAATTTAGCGCCAGCGCCGCCACCACCAAAAATAATAATCTCTGGCATAGAAGTATAACGCTTGCTTCTATCAGTATTCCTAATGCTCACAACAAAACCTCTTTCATCAATAATTGCTTCTGCTAAATTACGTTGACCATTAACAAGAACTGTTGGTGCTATTGCGTATCCTGATCCAGGAGACATCATAGTATATGAATCAACAACACATAACAGGTTATTACTTTCTGCCGAATTTACTGGATAGTTAACTCCCTGTCTAGTTACTCTAACTTCACTTACAAATCCTTTATCATCTAGAAGAGCAACTGCACCTGCTCCATATCCTGCTCCAGTAATAATAACTGCTGGTGCTTTCTGGTATGGTCCTCCAGGTGTTTTAATTGGAATCTCAATGATCGATCCATTTTCATCTGTAATAGGATCGCCAGCTACTGGTTTTGTTGGAATAAAGTCATCTTCTTCTCCTGCTACAGGAGCAGCGTCCTCATTGTCTCCTCCTTCACCATCTTCTTTGATTGTGAAGTTTGTGCTAGCACCTTTTCCAGATAGCAATAGTGTTACAGTTTCATTTCCTTCTACTTCTGCATCATCTTCGATACCGATAACAAATGCAGCGACATTATTTACTACTTTGAAAGTTCCTGTTAAACTCTTAGAAACAAAATCATCTTTAGTTACATTTGAACCAATCATAAAATAAGTAACCTCTGTTTCATCAGGAACATTTTGAGTAGTAACAGTTACAAGAACATCTTCTCCTTCTTGATATGATTTTTTATCAGTAGTAACATTCCATGTTTGAATTAATGCATCTGGTTCTTCGTCAGGAAACTCTTGATTTGAATCAATTACAACATCAGTTGATGCATCAAGTTGATATGTAGTGACAAGACCGTCTTCATCTGTTACATCTACACTAGATGTAGCGGTAAATGTTAATAGTTCTGGTGATAGTTCTGCCTCATCATCAGAAGCAAGTATTACACTAACAGTTGCTTGGTTGCCACTGATAGTAAATGTTCCTGTAAGATCACCATCAATATCACTTTCAGTAATAAACGGACCACTTAAAGTATAATTAAATTCTGTTCCATCTGGAACATTAGAACTTACAATATTGTATACTACAGTTTCTCCTTCTTGATAGATAGAATCTTCTGTATAAACATCCACATATGGAACATCATCATCGGGTAGAGTTACAGGATCTTCGTCATCATCGTCAGGAAATACTGGAGTTACTGGTGCATCTGTATCAGTATCATCTACTACATCTTCTTCATCATCTGGTGGATCGACATCAGGAATCTCAAAGTCAATGGTAGAATCATCATCGTCATTATCTGGCGTTACATTTGTAGGTGAATTTGTTGGATCATCATAAACTCCTCCGATAAATGTAACTGCTGCTTCTTGTGGAACTTGAACTTGTTTCGATTCATCGCAGACAAATAAAGATTGATCTCCAATACCAGATTCAATTGCTTTTAAAAGTTTATCTAGATCATCTTGACCATCATTTGTTCCACAGTCTGTGCATTTTTCTTGAATAGGTTCACATTTTTGCTTTGGTCCTGTGCAAGTGATGCCAAGCAGCTTCATGAACTTACTGATAATACCACCAATAAAGTTCAATGGTGCTGCAATGGCATCAAGGATTGCTTGGATAGGTGCAAGGATCTTTGCAACTAATGCATCAAACTGTGCAAGAATCTCGTTGAGAATGCCGTCAACTAAAGTATCAATAAAACATGCAGCATTGTTAAAGACATCGGTTAAGAATCCCATGATGAGATCTGTAATGAACTTAGCAATAGTATCAGTGATGTCTGCAATACTACATCCTAAGTCTTTAAAAATCTCATCAAAAATTTCTTTGACTTTCTTAAGTTTATTGCTTTTCTCTTTGATAGGTTTAAATGCTTCCTCTGGATCTTTATATGGTCCCTGTGCAACGTAACCAACCGTTGTTTCTGTTGTAAGAATAGTATCATTCAGAAAATCAATAGCACCACGCAGTGCCTTAACAATCTCTGTCTTTCCTCTTGCAATAAAACTCTTAACAAGTCTAACAACACGACCGATATGATAACGTGCCTGTCCTACTCCATCATAAAGTAATCCATTGATCTTACTGACATAGAAGTCACCAATCTGTCCTCCTGATGCTTGGTTGGCAGCAAGCAGGTCACCCATGATTCTGGTGAGTCCACTCTTTAAATTATTTTCTTGTCCGCAATTAGGATTAGCAATGACAACGCAACTCTTACCACCAGTAGGATTTGTTTCTGAGTGCTTTGCATATGCTGCTAAGAGAACTGGTGGTGCTCCATTCTTCTGATCTGCTTTATCTGCATCAACTACACCTTTATCTGTGTTGCCACCAGATTCATTTTTACCTTCTGGTGTATCGACAGACCTATTTTGCTTTGGATTAACCTTAGGATCTACAACTGCTTTGAAGTTTAGTGGAGCACCTGGGTTGTCATCATTATTAGATTCTTTTGTTGCACCCTTGACACCACCAACAGATCCCATGATAATAGGTTTCTGTTTGTCATTATCAAGATAAAATCCTACAACAAAACAACCACGCTTCAGACCAGGAGAAGCACCTCCAGTTCCACCTTCAATAAAAGGTGTAGTAACAGGCATCATCACATGTGCCCATGGCAACTCTTCAGTAGGTGTAGCAGTGTCTCCAGTCTTTAGATGTTGTCCAATAATACGCACACGATATCTACCAGACCTTTTAGGGTCATCTTTTTTATTGGTCTCTACCTGACCGATCCACCAAGAGAATCCATCAGAACCAATTTGATGTATAGGATATAGCGATGCTAAAGACTGGTCCATATTTTAATAAGTCCTACTCTTATTTAACCTTGGAATCATATTCTTTGATGCCCATAGTGTCACGAATGAGTCTCAGTTTAGTAATAAACTCTGGTTCACCACTTTCTTTTATCAATTGATAGTGGTGTGCTACTTTAGAAATTAAATAAGTTCCACTATTCTCTTCATCATATTGTTGCTTTTCTCTAAGTGCTTCTGCTGATACATTGGGAAGCATCACTTTAATTTTATCACCTGCTTTTAAGTCTGAGTTACCACTAATTTCTATCTCTAATTTTTGATTGTCCATTAGATATCTTCTACCAATAGCTTGAGCAGTGTAGTATTTTGCATGATCTGGAAATTCCCCATCACCATCTTCTTCTGGGTTTGCAATTCCTTCATCTGAATACCATGCTTCATGATCTAAAAGAATGCTCATGACACGACTAGGTTTTTCACTCAATTCTTTCTGATACTTTCCTAAAATATCTTGACTTCCCAAGTGAGACATGTTATTAAATGTCTTTCTCATATCGTAGTTATACTCTTCATACTTTTGAGAAGAGATGTCAAAGTAACACATATGAGTAGAGAAGATACCATTGTTTAACTTATCTACAATGTCAATCTCATCGGAAAAACTATAGTCTATAATATTATAGAAAGCAACGTCTGCACTTACTCCAATTCCAGGTCTCGAAACATATTCTGCTACTGGTCCTGTTCCTC